CCTTATCGCTTACCCTACAGTCCCGTTCGAGGATTGTTTTTACACTTATTCAAAACATTACAGGAGTTAATCATGCCCACAAGAAACGTACATCTATTGACTATGAAGTTAAATAAAGACAAAAGAATGACTAAACAACAAAAACTGAATAAAAGATTAAAGAGTGCTTTTATGATGGTAGCAAGAAAACCTGTATTATTAAAAACAGCTTAGAAAGGAAATTCTGGCAGGTTCTATGGATAAGAGCCTGCCAACGCTTGTACAGTATAGTCATCATTTTGTGCTGACTTTTTAGTTGAGAATCCTGTTGATGATGATTGACTAACACTATCACCACCTTTAATTACGTTGATTTGTTGAACAGTGCCTGCTTCATCATAAAGTCTATCCTGCAACTCATTCATTTTTTTCATCATCTCTTTATATTGTTCTTTTGCAGTTGGTTCATTTAAAAATTCATCAAGTGTTTTTATTTGTACTTCTTTCGGAGCATCTTTATCTATACCGAACAAATCAAGCACACCACTATCTGAAATAGACGTAGGACCATCAAGGTTTGCAATTTGTTCAGACAAACTTAACTCTTTATCTTTATCACCAAAACCAAATTTAAAGTCAAAATTTTTGAATGGATTTAAATCAGATAAACTTGGTAGTTTAAATCCAAATATCTCACCAGTTTCTGGATTGTATATCTTTTTAGCAAAATCTGATAATATTTTTGTCATGTCACCTAAAGTTGGAAGTTCTGGTAAATTCATACCTAACACTTCACCAGTTTCTGGATTGTATATTTTCTTTCCAATGTCTTTAACAAATCCAACAACACCATCTAACATCTCACTTGCAAAGTTGCCAAGTTTAATTCCCAAATCTAATACGAATTGAACACCATTGAGAACAGTGTTTTTGATAAAGTTTTGTGCTAATTGAAAGAAGTCATATATTGCATCTCTCATAGTGCCAGCAAAGTCTAAATTTCTAATCTTCTCTTGTATTTCGTCAAAGTTTAACCAACCAAATGTGAAGAACTCTATTAGACCTAAAGCACCATCAATCAACGTAGTAAATATTTTGGCAGGTAATGTAATCATAAATCCTAAGAATGATGATATACCAAAATTAATTGCATCTAATACAGAACCAGTTTCTTTAAATTTTGTTAATGCGTCTTCAATAGCACCTTTGATTCCGAATAGTACCGTAGAAACAGCACCAACAACTAATATAATTGGTGCAAGCACTGGCATAATACTACCAAGCATCACGCCTTTAATTGCTAGAAATGCTGTTTTTAGAAAACCTAGTGCCATTGGTAGATATTTGACAGCCTTTAACAATACTCCAAAAGTTTTAACTGGCATCAATAATGCTGTAATTGCAGCAATAGTTAATGCATTTTCTTTTAAAAACTCTAACAGTCCCATTTCACCATTGACTAAAGCATCAAAATCAGCAAACATACCTTTGACAGCATCAACTGCTTTAAACACTACATTTCTAAATCCTTCATTGCCTAGAGCTGCGATGAATAGATAAATGGCTGCAAAGATACCAGCAGTTCCAAAGAATATACCTTTTAATCCAGCAAAAACACCACCAATACTACCCTTTAAGTCTTTAAGAAATGATGTGCCTTCTCCCTCTGCTGGAAGTGGTTCACCATCTCCACCTTCTCTTAAAGCTTCAGCTCTTTCTTGTTGTGCATCTTCATCAGCATCAAAATCAGCATCTTGTTTGTTACCTGCTTTTAGAACACTAGTCATCTCTTGGATGCCACCGGCGATATCTTCAAATATTTTTTGTTGTTGATTAAATTCTTCTACTTGTGTATTTGTTTGTGCTCTTGAGTTGACAGTATCACTTAAAATTTCAGGTAAAGCTGCTTTAATTAATCCTTGATTGCTAGAATCTTTAAATGCGTCTTGTTTGATATCTTCTAATAAATCAGATACAAGTTTATTGTCTGTTTTTAATGAAGACAATTGTCTATTGGTCTGTTTCTGTTCTAATAGAAATTCCTGAAATGATCTGTTATCTGCCATTTAATTATTTCTTCTTTCCTTTAAATGCATCAGCACCAAAGAATGCAGCCACTAATGCTGAAATAGCAACAAAGTATGTTGGTGCAATATCACCGATGATCTCTGCAGCTTTATCAAACCCTAGTAATGATGTAAACAAGATAGTGAATGGATATAATAACATACCACCTAATGCAAACCATGTCATCTTTCTCATTGCATCTCTTTGAGCGTCTTGGTCGTCTAATTCTTTTCTTTTTGCTTCCATGTACATCTGATGCTCTGCATCAGAAACTTTACCATCACCATTTGTATCTGCTGGATGGTATTGTGTTACTTCTACTTTATCGTCAGCCATTTTTTCGTTTACTCCTTTGTTCTAACCTTTTGTTCTCCTCCTCAACATGTTGATTGAGAAGTGTTACATATATTTCCCTCTCCCATGGCAACATATTCATAATATCTTCAAGTGACCATTTGTGAACATGCATTAATGCAAAATTCAATCTATAGTAACTCTCAAAATCAATATGAGAGAGGCATACTAAAAAAAACTCTGGAGTCCTTCTAATACAACAGTTCCTTTTTTCTTTGTCTTAGGATTTGTTATTTTAATCTCATGCTTTAGTTTAGGCATAGTATTAAAAAAATGTTGCATCTTAACGAATTGTTCCTGAGTTAAGTTTTCAATAAACTCTTGTCTTTCCTGATCTGTTGTGTCAGCTCTATCATACACTTCTTCACCTTCATAGATTTGTAGAATACATTTAGCAATGATTTCTAACATCTCTTCCGTAGAAGGATTTTGTAAGTTAGAGTTGATGAACATATCGATTGTAGGATATGTCATTACAACACCAGCAGTATCAGTTAATTGTATTTTGTTAGTGTGATCAACATCCACATGAACATTGATTTTAGTTAAATCAATTTCTGTAGGCACCATAGTTTCATTGTCGTCTGGTGCCTTAACTTTAATTTTAACTGTTTCACCAACAGACTTAGCACGTATATTTAAAAACACATACTCTAAATCAAAACTTGGCATATTAGTTGTTTCTAATTTACCGAATGTACAATTGTGTATAATTGTTTTTAATGCTTGAACTAAGTCTTCCGTTTTACCACTCTCTTGTGCTTGAAGCAATAACTTTTCTTCTTTAACAAGAAATGGTCTAAATTTTATCTTCTCATCTGTCGATGGTACTTCCAACTCAAATGTTTGTTGATTAATATTAGGTAAAGCCATTATATCTCCTTAATCATGTTAAAACGTAAATGGTGGAAATACTTTACCACCAAATACTTTACCAATTGGTATTGAACGTTTAAGATGATTAAATGCATCTCTTCCCGCTCGTTTAAGTTCTGGTGGTAATTTTTGAAAAAACGCAGGACCTTGAAATCCTGGTTTGACTTCGCCAGATGAAAGACCACCGACTTTACCTGTGCTGTCAATATCTAAATTAAAGTTCAACCAATATCTATAAGTGAAAGTTACATTGATTTTTACATACTGGTTATTCTCACCATATGAATAGTCAACTGTACCAATCGAAACTGGATAAGCTTCAAATAATCTTATACCATATGTTGCACTATCTCTATCATTTAATGTATCAAATGAACCTAACTGAAATATATCAATTGGTGCAACATAGTCATCATAATAACCCGCATTGTTTGTTACCTGATCAATAACAAGATTTTGCCATGTTTCAAAGAACTGTCTTAATCTTAAAAACTTATCACCAATGAATGTCATATTGATGTCAGCATATTGTGTTATAGACGGAAAGTTGAATGTTGGACCATAATGTCTATATGGATTTGTATTGATTGTTCTGTCTGGTAATTGCACTGCTTCACACATCAATCCAATTTCTCTACCAATCTCTTGGTTTTGTTGTGCCATGTTTTCTCTTAAACCTTGCAGTCTACCTAATTCTGTATTTGTAGATGATTGTTCTTGGTTCTGAAAGATACCTTGTAAATTGATACCACCTTGTGGCATATTCACACGAACTAAAAATCTACTTGTACGAGCAAGACCCTCACCTTTAGATATTGCTGATCTAAATCTATTAATTGTTGTTTCTGGATTTGCACGTGATTGGATTCTTGGATCACCAGGTATGTTATCGTATTCTTTACCTCTTGGTAATCCTATACGAAAGTCAAATCCACCGATCTTTTTACCTGCTCTAAATATCGCCATTAACTTACTAATCTCCTACTGTCGGACCAAACTGCTGCGGAAGATGCTTTCTTAAATTGCTGTACTGGTAGTAAACAAGCAGGTAAGAAATCTTCCTGATCAATTCGTAAGAAACCTGAACGTACATGGTTTGTTAAGTAATGTTTAATAGTTGGTTTGATCAAATTAATTCTCTTTAAACTGTTATAATCAGCAGATGATAAATCTTTACCATCAATTGCTTCTAATAATCTAACACGTAATGCAATTGGTAAATAGTGAAAGTTGATACCTAAGAATCCACCTTGAGCTGAACCAATTGGCAACACCAATGGAAATCTATCATAGTATGGTAGAAAGTTTTTCAACTTAGGATCGTAAAAGAAAAAGTTTAATTTACCAACACTAGGTTGTCTTCTCAATGGACCTTGGTTGATTAGTCTACGAGAGGATACCTTTGCACCCAACTCTCTAATCTTCCTACGATACCATTCAGTAGAACGTTTTCTATCTCCGGCTGATTTTCTAATATCATCAAGTATTTTTCCCATATTACTATTTATATGGGGATAAGAAATCTTCGGTTAGAATAGTAAAGTCCATGCCACGTTTATTTGACCATTTTCTGGCTGCTTCCCACTTTGCATTATTTTTAACATAATTTAACACTTCATTTTGCCATCTCTGTGTCTTACGTTTTGGATTCTTTATTGGTGGTTTGGTATATTTCTTTGGTTTAATTTCAATTACAAGTTTGCGTATCTTACCATCTTTATCTTTGTATTTGATATAAAAATCTGGAAAGTAACGATGATATTTACCATCAATCGGCGACTTGTAGGGCACAATAAACTCCTCACTACCCCATTCCAAAATGGCAGAATTGCTATCACAATACACCATAAATCGTCTTTCCCACAAACTTCTATAAATAACGTTCGCAGGATCACCTTTATACTTGCCTGGATGGCGTGGTCGATACCTGCCTTTGTATGTTTTTCGATATGCCATTATAAATACTTATATGTCATTAATATCCGGTTTATTAAATTCACTAGCAGGTAACATCTTTGGTGGTGGTAGTGTTGGTACACCCAACAAGGCTGCACAAGGGGCAAAGTTGCGTCAACGTTCTAATTTTCAGATTGATGAAAGCCAATTTGCACATACCAACACGAACAAGTTTTCATTTGGTAGTTTGGTATATCCAGAGGTATTGGAATCAGATCCTGGTTTAGGTCACTACATGCTGTTCTATATTTACAGAACAAAAAACTCAAAGTATAATCCTCCTGGCACAGAGGTAAGAAGAACAAAGACAACTTTACCTGGAACCTCAGGAACATACACAGCAAACACTGGTGGTGTTGTTGGTATTGAAAGTAGTACAAGAAATGATTTTCAAGCAAACACTGTACAGAGAGAGAAAAGAGATAGTATCAGAGAACAATTAGGTTTTGTTAAAACATCCGATGCGATTGCTTTGTACATGCCACCAAATTTAGAGTTTAGTTATAAGGCAGATTATCGAGCATCGGAGACTGGCGCTGCAGGACAATTTGCTAAACAGTTTGGTGTATCAAGTATTAAAGACACATTAACAAATTTAGGTGAAGCAGGTGGTACAGATTTTATAAAATCAACAATTGGTGAAAAATTATTGAGAGATGTTCCAGCACAAATTGGTGAGTTTCTTGGTGGTGGTGATATTACAGGAGTGATACGTTTATCTACGCAGAAAGCATTGAATCCTCATTTAGAAGCTATTTTTGAAAAGGTTAATATGAGAGAGTTCTCATATACATTTAGATTCACACCAAAGAATGAACGAGAAACAGAAACAGTCGACAAAATTATTAAGTTGTTTAAATTTCACATGATGCCAGAGAAACCAATTGACGCAGCTATTGGTAGATATCTGACTATGCCATCAGAGTTTGAGATTCACTATATGTACAAGGGCGTAGAGAATACGTATCTTCCATTTGTATCTAATTCTGTATTAACAAATGTATCATTAAATTATGGTCCAGGTGGACAATATCAAACATTTAAACCAAAGTCAACAGCAAATGGTGACGCACCACCCCCAACAGAAATAGAAATGAAATTAGATTTCATGGAAACAGAAGCATTGACAAAAGAAAAGATTATGGAAGGTTACTAGAATGTATTTTAAACAATTTCCACTATATCAATATGACTTCGATGGTAAAGGACAGAGTGTTAAACTAGTTACTGATATCATTCGTAGAGTGGCTGTTAACGCAAAAGTACAAGCCAATACATTGATATTTGATAAGTACGATGTGAAAGATGGTGAAACACCAGAAATTGTCGCAGATTTATACTATGGTAATTCACAATATCATTGGGTCGTTGTACTATTAAACAATATTACGAGTTGGTACGACTGGCCGTTAGATTCTGTAGCGTATAGTAAATACTTAGAAGACAAATATGGTGACAATGTGGACGGTGTTCATCATTATGAAGTCAATCAAACGTCTGGTGATACGACAATCAAATTAGAAGTGTCGAGTGATACATCTGGTGCAACTGTAGTAACAAATAGAGAGTATGAAGACAGACTACAAGACGAGAAAAGAGCAATCAGATTAATTGATAGAACATATCTAAGATTGTTCGTAGAAGAATTTAAAAAACTAATTAAGAGATAATTATGAGTGTTACAATTGATCCTGCGATATTGGAAAAGGCAGGCGATTTCAATTTAGATGAAATTGTCATCAATACCATTACCAATGACAAAGTAGACTTTAAAGCTGCGTTTGTCGAACTCAATATATTCGAATC